AAAGCAAAATCGTCCAATTGATACAGTTTACCCAGTGCTGTGTGAAAGTGTGTGGTCTTGCCTTCAGCAACATTGTAAGGAAATCTCTTTCTCAGTCTGTTGTCAAAGCAATATGTGTGTTCAAAGTGATGCTGTAGATATCTTGCATATTCCCCATCTCTACAACCTATGTCCACAGCATTACGCCACTGTTTCACATAAGGTTTGCTGAGTACCCAACTCATCTTGCAGTGATGTTGTGGAAATTCTTTGACACCGTCTGGTGAATGAAAGAAGTCTCTCTCATACCATTCTGTTTGATAAGGGTATTCTGGGAAGTGAGTTGGTTTTACGGGATACGCCATGTCAATATTTAAACGTGTGGGTCCAATCGCTTCCACCAATTTGGATACCATTGATTCATGAATGCAATCAGTTCCACACCTGCTGTGGTGTATCTCCAGGGTTGGTTAAGGTCACGTGATAATCTGCCTGTGAACTGTCGCACAGTGATTTCAAATTCTCGATATGTGTCAAAGTGTACCTTAAACTGATGCATTCATCATTCCCTGCAGTTGACACCATGTGTGATATTGATGCATGATGGGTTCACGTTTTGTGTTCTGATATTTAACACATTCTCTGGGTTGCCATTTTCTCAACACATCTGCTGATTTGGGTGATTGACGACACCACTGTTGATATGGTGCTGTCCAACCTGTTTTAGGTTTGTGTATGATGCTGTGAGGCAACACATCCAGATATGCCTGTTTGCTCATCAGTTTCATACCACCGTTGTATTTCTGATCACTGGGTATACTCATGGTGTATTCAATCCACTGTTTGGTTGCCAACGGAAATCTTCCTTCCATGCTGTGTGTCATGCCAAACCTGTCATTGCGTTGAAAGAAGTCTGCGGCACAGTTTGCTGTGATGTCCAACAGCATGAAACTGTTCACAGGATCTGAGGCACTAAACTGTGATTGATCAAACACATCCGTCATCAAAACCTTCAGCAGTTGATCTGATGTCAATGCACAGGGCACTCTGGGTGGTTGACTCAATCTTTTCATCCAGTGTGCAACCAATTGTTTGTATGTGCCCGTGGGTGGCATCTGTGAATATTTTTTGTATCCTGCCAATGTCTCATCTCCCATGTCACCTGCAATGGTCACAACCACTCCTGCCAACGCCATGTATCTGTTGGTCTGATAGTACATGGGCAGTGAAGGATTGTAGCAGGGTTCTTCCAGACTTTGCACACTGAGATACAAGTAATCACGCCATGTTTCAGGTGTACAGGTTACGGTGTGATGTTCAATGTTTAATTTTTTTGCCAGTTCCACAGCACAACGCCAATCACTGTTGAAGTCTTCTTTGTCCTGGGGACAAGGATCAATCCTGTTGGTGTATGCAGTCACATTGGGCATCATGTGTGCAATCTCGTGTGTGATCATACTGCTGTCCAAACCACCACTCAAAAATATTGCCGTCTTTCTCAATCCTCTAATGGTTTTTCGACAAGTGTCTTTGACCTGTGATCTGAATTCCTCTGCATCAAACTGACGTGCATGATTTGTGGTGGCAAAATATCTACTCACCTGTGATAATCTTTTTGTGGGAATGTCATACACCATGCATTCACCAGGCATAATTTTTTTGATGCCTTTGTAAAATGTGTTGCGTGTAAAATTAACACCCAACAAACTCCAACTGCTGTGTGCCACAGGATCTATTTGATTGCTGTTAATAACCTTTGAACGTAATGGTTCAATCTCACTGGCAAACACAATGCCTTCCTGTATTTCTGCATAGTACAATGGTTTAATGCCCACATGGTCTCTGCTGAGATACAATTTTTGTTTTTGTGTGTCGTAATACACAAATGCGTGTTGTGAATCTATCTGATTGACAAAATCCAAACCATAATGATCCAAACCCCATGCCAATAATTCTGTGTCACAGGTTGTGCGTGGTTTGAATTGTGGATACTTCGCCAACAAATCATCGTAGTTGAAAATTTCGCCATTGTAAACCAGGATGTTGCCACGTGCAGTCTTGTAAGGTTGTTGGCCCAGTTTAGGTTCACTGGTTATTGCCAACAATGTGTGTCCAAGACTGATACTGGCATCAATGTATTTGCCTGCACCATCAGGACCTCTATGTCTCAATTGTTTAAGTGCTGTATCTATAAATTTTTCATCTCTACTTGAGATGCCAACCACTCCGCACATCACGTATCTCCCTTTGCAGTGACCAAATCTCTCTGTGCCACTTCAGACTGTTTAATTCTCTAAATTTGCATTCATCTTCACCAACAGTAAAACTATTTACGGCAGGATCTATCACAAACAATTCATTCACACCTTTGTATGCACTGAATAATTGCACACTCACAATGTCTAATGCTTCTTTCAGTGTGCAAAAATGAAAATCACTTGCCAATTGTGTTCTCAATGCCATGGTTGAATAACTTCTTGTGAACAATACATCTTGATTGTCCCATTTTTTAATTTGCAGTGTGGTCAAATCATGGTGCACAATAATTTTCATGTTCTCCCCCAGGTATTTTTCCATATTATTTCTATATTTCTCATTAATAATCTGCCTCTCACAATAATTTTTACGTTTTTAGGTGACCATGCTTCTGTAGGATCTAATCTAACCATACAATAACCACCAGGTGATCTACTAATTTTGTGCATAACACCACTTTGTTTCCATACAGCATAGAAAGATTGCGGAGTAAATGCCCACTCTTGCTTTTTCCATCTGCAATAAGTTTTTTTTCTGTTGTATCTTGCTACCCATTCAACCGGAACATCTAAATATTTTCTGTTGCCGTGTGGTTTTAGGGCCAAAATGGTTTTTGCCATACATTTTTCCTAAAATCATTATCCACGATTTCTGTTTTGTGTCTCACATTGGACAAAATTACATTCATCCAAGTAAAAAAGTCTGCTTGATTGCATTCTGTGGGATCTGCACCTTGAACAAATTGTTTCCAAGTGGTTATGCAAGGACCACCACAATGATCACCTGTTGATACAACTGGCACACCTGAACATAATGCTTCTATTGTGCTGGCACTGTGTTGATTCACAATGATGCCTGGTTTTTTGTTTTGTAAATGTTGATACAATCTTGCATCTGCTGAACTGGTTCTTACTTTTCTGCTGGATTTGTGTCTAACCACATTTACTTCCCAACCCATTTTGTTTAATTTTTCTTTGATCCTGTTGGTCCAATTTCCTATACTTTCTTGATAGTAATACAAATGACAGTTGGGAGAACTTGTGATAATCAAGGCAGTTTTGTTTCTTACTTTGATAGGTTCAAATGCTGTGGGATCTAATTCACGCACAAGGTCTTGCCATGTTGGCACACAGGCGTTTAATTGTTTTAACATCCAATTGATACGATCTGTGCCGTCTGTGAATTCACTTGCTTTTGTTAATATGCTGTTCTTTACCCAACGTATCCAATCCTTAGATGCTTTTACATTTACACTGCTTGGATACAACAAATGACACAGTTCAGGATTGTCCCAAAAGTGCCAATTGCCATGAGGCATCTTCCAAGGATCTCTCCATGTGTCATCAAAATTATTTCCAAACTTTACTAGATGTTGCTCACCTGTGGTGTGTAGTGGTTCTGCACACCATTCATATGTGCCTCCAAAGCGACCATTTCTTATTCTTGCATCACTGCCAGTTTGCTTGTACCAACCCCAATCAGACAAGAACTTTTTAACTTTTTTCTTTTTCATTACACCATCTCACCTGCAATGTCTCCTATTGAATGTTGAAATCGTATTGCTTCAAAATTATCATTAGCAAGATTTAAACACATAGAACAAAATTCTAGATCTTCAATCTGTTTGCGACTGATTCTGCATTGACCATTATATTTTTGTATGTTGAAATATGTGTTGGTCAATAAACCCAAACAAAAACTCATTATGCTGTTTGGACCATTAGTGCCTTTGTGTAGATGTTTAGGTCTACGTTTGATTAAATCTTCCCACACCAACCCTTTCTTCTGTGCAACATCACTAAAGTATTTTGCTGTGTTTATGAGATAATTCAAGATGTATGTGACGTCTTCATCTCTCATTTGATTGAGCGGATTTTTTGGATCTGTGCCTAAGTTAGTTTCAAGATATTTTATGTTTTTCATATTACTCCTTTATTTAAGTATTTTAACAAAAATACCTAATTTAGTCAAGCAAAAATGACTTTTTTGTAAATATTTGGATGAATGTTCATTTAGTAGGCAACGGTGCGTCCAATTCATTATATCACTGGCATAATAGGGACTTCACTGTTGCCTGCAACATACCAAAAACCATTTACCCTTATTCTACTCTAAGCATAATTGATTTGAAAGTTTTACTTTGGTTAGACACAAACCGCACAGCAATCAAACCAGTAGATGTTTGGTGCACACCAGAAGTGAAAAATTATGCAGAATCCAAATCATTGCCTGGAGACTATAAAGATGTTTACGTGAAAAAACACAGATACAATTCAGGACATCATGCTATTCAACACATGGCAAAGACACACAAGATTATTCATATGTGGGGAATGGATTCAATGTTTACAACAGATTTAACCAGTCAGATGGATGATAGAGTGGTGAGAAATGCTAGACCAAACTTAAATATGCAGTGGAGACCAAATTGGACCACAGTTTTTAACCAAGCACCAAACACACAGTTTATAGTGCATATACCAGAAGGTGCTGAAGGAGTAGATTATGCGAAAAATTGTTGTTACCAGCACCACAAAAAATAAGGTAAAAGCATGGTTGGACAAACTGTCTAAACCAAATAAAAAAATAGGCAATATGCCTATTTGTCCTTTTATAGGCAAATACAGAAATCGCATACACATTGCACAAACCACAAAACCTGAATATCTTGCCAACAATTTTGCACACATGAAAGATGTGTTTCGTTTTGAAGCAGTGGTGGCATTTGGGTTCTGGATGAGTTATGACAAGATGGACAAGATGATCACAGATATCAATAAAAAACTTGCCAGCAAAGATACCATCTGTTTGATGATGCATCCAGACGGTGATGAGAATGTTTTACCTGTGGATTATCAATTTGAACTGCCTTTATTAATCATACAGAGGTTAAGTACATTACAAAAAGCAAGAAAGCAATTGGAAAAAACAAAGTATTACAAACATTATAAATACTAGGGTACGTGCGACACCTATAGGAGCAACAGATGACAATAACACTTAGACAGGAATCACAAGCAGGAGCAACTACGAAGGGAAGTTCTCTCACTTATCAAGAATTAGATAATTCATTTATCGATTTATTAACCACAAAAATACAACCTATTCAAATTGATGCAGATTCAGGATCTGTAAAAGTTGGAGAAGCACAAAACAACGGAGTTTTTTCAATAGCAGGAGGCACAAATATTACCACTGCTGTTACAGAAGACAGTGCCGGCAATGCAAATTTAACTATTACAGGCACAACGTTCATGGCAAATTTAACAGACGACAGCACCCCCCAACTTGCTGGCAACTTGGATACCAACAATCAAAACATAGTAACAACTTCTAATCGAAATCTTAAACTGTACCCCTCAGGCAGTGGCGTCGTAGAAATAGGTGGAGATGGTTCAGATGATGGTACAATACAATTAAACTGTTCACAGAATTCACATGGTATAAAATTAGCATCACCACCCCATTCAGCAGGACAATCTTACACGCTTACTTTTCCAAGCACATCACCAAATGCAGATGATTTTATTTCAACTGATGGTAGTGGTAATTTAAAATTTACAAAACTTACAGCAGGCACTGGTATATCAATCACAAATCCAGACAGTGCAGGAGACTTTGTGATCACAAACACTGTGAGTGCAGGTATATCAGATGTTGTGTCAGACACCTCGCCAGAATTAGGTGGAAATTTGTCCGTAAATGGTAATAGCATTGTTTCTACATCAAATGGGGATATAAACATTACACCAGACAACAACGGTAAGGTAGTAATTGATGGTATAAATTATCCACAAGCAGATGGACAAGCAGGTGACTTCTTAGTTACTGATGGTTCAAACAATCTTGGATTTGCAAGGATAAGAGGTGGCGCAGATATCACAGTGACACAACCTGATTCTACAGGTGAATACTCAATTGCATTTTCAGGCAGTACAGGTATTGCCAGTCTTGCAAATGATTCCTCACCGGAACTTGGCGGAAATCTCAATGTGGGCACAAATTCAATTGTGTCATCATCCAACAGAGACATACAATTTTCACCAAACGGTACAGGACAAACCAAAGCAACAAGATTACAGTATGACGAAGACATTCATGCAATTGGAACAACCAGCGGCACAAAAACACCAGACATAAACGATGGCAATGTACAAACCATTACACTGGATGGTGATCTTACACTAAACGCATTTGCAAGTGCAACAGCAGGACAAACTTTAACATTGATTATCACACAGGATGGTACTGGAGGTAGAACTTTAAGTTCCACAATGAAGTTTGCAGGTGGCACAAAAACTTTAAGTACTGCCGCAAACGCAGTAGACATTTTATCTGTGTTTTATGATGGTTCTAATTATTGGGCATCGTTAAGCACAAACTTTAGTTAAGGAGAACAAATATGCCATTAGGCGCGGCAAAATTAAACACAATATCCAAAGTATTAGCAGTAGCATCATCCAATGAAAGAACCACAGGATTCGTTGATGTGACAACAACGGGTAATACTCAACTAACCAACGCACAATACAAATTCAACACTGGCACACGAGGTGGCAGTATTCTGTTTGATGGTTCAGGTGATTATCTTGATTGTGATACATCATTCAATTTAGGCACAGGCGATTTCACCATGGAGACATATTTTAGAAGTGCCAGTGAAAGTGTGTTTCATATCATATTTGACCACAGAGATACAAGTTCAGATGATGCTGTGACACTGGTTGTTCATAACAATGCACAAGGCGGAAATAGTTTGAGACCTTATCTGTTTGTGAATAACACAAAACAAATTATAGGCACAACCACATTAAACAGTGGTGATTGGCATCATTTAGCAGTGGTAAGATCATCTGGTGTGTTCACTCTATATGTTGATGGCACATCTGAAGGTGGAACATATTCAAATTCAAGTTCATTCACAACCACAAACACAATGAGAATTGGAGCAAATAGATTGACAGGAACTGCACCAATTAATGGTTATTTGGATGAAGTAAGAATTTCTGACACAGCAAGATTTACAAGTAATTTTACACCAGACAGTTCTGCATACGATCCAGACAACAACACTCTGTTATTATTACATGGTGATGGTCCTTACGGTACAAACGGTAACAGACACATTGTGGATGACATAGGCGATTTAAGACCTTTGGACATACACATAGAACAAAATGTTACAGTAAACAGTGGATCCTCAGCGTCAATATCAACAGCACAAGCAAAATTTGGTAGTTCAAGTTTAAGAATGAACGACAACGATTCACACTGTCAATATGTCTCACCAGCATGGGGTACTGCTTTCACAATAGAATTTTGGTTCAGAGCAGACAGTGTATCAGCAGGCACCCAATGGATGGGAGGTGTATGGGGCGGATCACCGCATGGTGGATTCAACTACATTTTTGGTTTGAGTAATGCAACTTTGAAAACTTATTTTTTTACCACAGCAGGTTCATATTCATTGAATAACGCAACCATAGGAACGGCATCAGCAAACACATGGCATCATGTGGCAGTCACATGGGATGGTAGCACATACAGAACATTTTTAGACGGCACAATGGGAGCAACAGCATCTAATTCTAATCCACCTGCTTTTGATCAATGGCAGGTCGCATGGATAGGCACAATTGGAGGAACCCTAGACACTTTTGCAGGTTACATAGACGAATACAGACAGAGTGACACAGCAAGATACACATCAAATTTTTCACCATCTGGATCACAATTCACAAACGACAGCAACACAAAAGTATTGCTACACTTTAATGGTTCAAATGGTGACAACACAACCACAGATGATGCATCATAATAAATAACACTAAGGAGATTAATTTATGGCATGGCCATCAGGAACAAAAGCAAGTACCAGCAACTGTGATGCAGGAACAGATCAAATTTCTCTTGCACGTGCAGACATAAAACAGAACATTGACAATGTTAACAGCATTATTGATGAATTCAATATTTCATCTCCTTCAAATGGTGATCTTTTACAATATTCAACATCCTCAGGCAAATGGGAACAGGTTGCAACCACTTCAGTGGGCAGTCAATCCAAACTTGCTTTGTTGGATTTCAGAGCAGAAAATTTAAGTCAAGGCACATTCAGTGTGACATCAGCAGATGCCTTAACAGCAGGACAGGTCACAGAATTGGCAGATCCAGACGGTCTTGTGAGTGTATCAGGCGACAGTGCCAGTGCATATACCATAACTTTATCAGCAGGCAAATACCTTATAGATCTTATGTATGATGGTTCAACACCCAACACATTTGATTTTAGAATTGAATGGAAAGATCATGATTCAGGCACTGACTGGGAACACACAGTGACTGCGTCAGACACAAAAGACGTGTTCAAAAGCAAATATTTTGATACCAGTGTGTATTCCACAAACCTACAAACACGATTAGGTTGGTACAACAATATAGTTTCAGACAAACAATTTGATGGCATCATCAAGATTACTAAAGTGGGTTAAACTAAATAAAATGAGTTATAACTTACAAACAAACTTATAAGGAGAAAAAGAAATGTCAGCGTCAAATTCGATTGAGGTTAAATTACTTGATCACGTGCTTCGATATGGCACAAGTCCATATGTTGCACCAACAGATTTGTATCTAGCGTTGTTTACAAGCGACGATTCAACGGGCGGAACATTAGAAAATTTAGAGCAAGGTATTATCACAAACGAAGTGAGTGGTAATGGTTATGCACGTCAGGCAATTACATTTGGGGCCGCTTCAGGTGGTTCATCACAAGGTCCTGCCGCAGGAGCGATCACGTTCACTGCTACAGGAGGTTCTTTTGGGACAGTGTCACACATTGCAATTTGTGGGAATGCCAATGGTGCTGAAGATTCAGCAGGTATTGACCAAATTCTTTTCGCAGGACAACTAGCGGTTGCAAAAGAAGTGCAGGATGGAGACTCTCTACAATTTGCTACAAATTCTATCACGATAACAATGTCGTAATCAAGGAGGGACCATGGCAGATATTCGCTATGTCCAGTCCGGGTATGTTGACGACAGTTATGTGGTTGTTACACATGACGCGGGCAACATAACCATCAATACGGCCATTGCCAATGATCGTTCTTGGGACGACATGGGCACATGGGACAATCCTATTCAAGGCAATTGGGATCAATTCATTGTAGAACAACCAATCATTGCAATAGGTGGCAGTGCAACCAGCACAACCACAACCACAACTTCTAGCACAGCAACAAAAACAGCAAACATCACAGCACTCACAATCAGTGCAGATGCCACTTTCTCTGTCACAGCAGAAGCAGTCAGAGAAGGAGAAATTATTACCACATTTGCTACCACTGTGTCAGCAGATGCAGAGTTGAACGCCACAGGCACATCCAGCAGTGCAACAACCACAACAACCAGTTCATCTGCTACAAAAACTGCACAAGGTGTCAGCACAATTGCCAACACAACCAGCGTCACAGCAGATGATGATTTGTTAACTTTACCAACTGCCACAATAAATGTCACCTCGACCACTACAGGTACAGGAGACAGACAAAGCAATGCATCCGTGAACATTGTGGAGACAATCACTACCACAGCGGCAACTGGTGAATCAGGCAGTATAGCACAAAATACAATTAACGTCACAACAACTACCACCGCAAGTGCAGATATATTCAAACTTGCTGAAGCAACAAGTGACACAACAACCAGTTTGCAGGCAAGTGCAATATCACCAAAACAGGCATCTGCAAACATATCAGCATTCACTACCACAGTGTCCGTTGGATCAACTTTTGCGGTAGATCCATTTAGAACATTCAGCGTACCATCGGAGACACGTATAAATATCTTACAACAAGAAACACGAAGCAGATTAATACCAAGTGAAACAAGAACATTTAAAGTTACACCTGGTGCCAACACAACAGTTGTTGATCTAGCAGGATTAATAGACAGGAGAGAAGGATAATGGCAACACTCACAGGATTCAAAACAGACAGAGTAGGCGCATACATAGAAAAAGATCCATTTGCTGTTTTAGATTACAGTTTAGATTTTACAAATTGGATGCCTGCAGGAGACACAATCAACACAATTTCAGTGTCTGCAGATTCAGGTATCACAGTGGATTCAACATCAAAAACAGATTATGTGGCAACAGCAACACTCTCAGGCGGCACAGCAGGCACAATTTACAACATAGAATACAGAATTACAACCACAAATGCACTGCAAGATTCTAGAAACATTAGAATCAAAGTGTTGGAGAGACAAGCATAATGGCAAAGAAGAACATTGATAAAGAATTGGTGTATAGATTAGCAACCATTCAATGTACTCATGAAGAGATTGCTGAGGTTGTGGGTTGTTCTGTAACACACGTTCAAAAACATTTTAAAAACATAATTGCAAAAGGTAAAGAGACTGGCAGAAAAAGTCTGCGTAGAGCACAGTGGGACAAAGCACTGAATGGTGATACGCGAATGCAAATTTTCCTAGGTAAACAGTATCTAGGACAGAGAGACTTGCCAGAAGACAAATCCAACAGCACACCTTTACCATGGAGTGATGAATAATGGCATTGAGCGAAGCACAAAAAACTATTTGCACAAATGATTCACGATTCCGTGTGGCAGTGACAGGAAGACGTTTTGGAAAAACGCATTGTGCTTTGAGAGAATTAGCAAGGCACGCCGCAAAAGAAAATCAAAAAGTTCTATATTGTGCACCATCCTACAGAATGGCAAAATCAATTGCCTGGGAAAATTTAAAAGTAAAATTAAAAGAATTACGTTGGGTATCACAAACCAACGAAGCAGAATTAACAATCACTTTGAAATCAGGATCTAAAATATTTCTAAAAGGTGCAGAAAACAAAGATGCATTGCGAGGTGCTGGTTATGATTTTATTGTGCTAGACGAGTTTCAAGATTTAGATGCTGAACTTTGGACAGCAGTTCTTAGACCTACACTGTCAGACAAAAAAGGCAAAGCAATGTTTATAGGCACACCAAGAGGTGTTGGTTCATTCAGTCACGATATGTACACCATGGCAAAAGAAACAAAAGATTGGTCAGCATTCACATTCACAACTATTCAAGGTGGTCAAGTTGATCAATTAGAAATTGAAGAAGCAAAAAGAGATCTTGATGAAAGAACATTTCAACAAGAATACGAAGCAACGTTTGTTAATTATTCTGGTATGATTTATTACAATTTTAACAGACAAAAAAATATAATAGAAAACTATAATAAAAACCATCAATTTTTACATA